CCAAAAAGAAGAAAAATAATAAACAAAAAAAGATTACAAAAGAAAAATGGAACGAACCAACAGAAGATCGTAAAAAGAATCCCGATTACGGCAATAGTATTGACGATTGGTCGCCGTACATAAAAGACTTTTTACCAGACGAAGATCCACCAAAAAAAGAAGAAAGTGATTGACAACTAGTTGGATCATTGGTAGTATAATACATGAAAGAAAATTATTATGACAAAAAAGAAGAGTAAGAATACTGAACACTACATTGATAATCAGAAGTTTTTTGATGTAATGCGGGATTGGAAAATTTTAGTGAATGCAGCAGACAAAGGTGGGACACCACACCCCCCTGTTACTGAATATATTGGCGAATGCTTTATGAAAATTGCAGAGAACCTGTCCCGTAAACCCAATTTTATTAACTACCCGTATCGTGATGAAATGATTTCTGATGGAATCGAAAACTGTCTGCTGTACGCATACAATTTTGATCCGTTGAAATCTAAAAATCCGTTTTCTTATTTTACCCAAATAATCTATTACGCTTTTCTTCGTCGTATACAGAAAGAAAAAAAGCAGGCGTATATTAAACTTAAACAGATTGAGATGAGTGAAGAAGACTCCCAACTAAAAAAATGGTTCCGAGAAAACTACCTAAATGTTGGCAGCAACTTTGAACCGTTACCTACATTTTTAACAGAAACCGACATAGAAAAGTTTAATAAAAAAAGTGGTGAAACCGAAGATTCTGTAAAAATAAAACCCAAAAAAGCAAGCAAATCCAAGTCTAAAAAATCGGTAAACCACAAGGCAAACTCTGCAAAGAAAGGAAAATAAGTGAAGATTGCAGTCGTAACGGACACGCATTTCGGTGCGCGTAACGATTCTCCTATATTCATGGAACACTTCATGCGGTTCTTTGACCGAGTGTTCTTTCCGCGTATTGCAGCAGAGGGAATCAATACCATTATTCACATGGGTGATTTTCTTGACCGTCGAAAGTTCGTGAACTTTTTAACACTGAATGCCGTGCGTAGTGGGTTTGTACAGAAACTTGAGGAATACGGTGTAACCATGCACTGTATTCTTGGTAACCACGACATCTTCTTTAAGAACAAGAGCGAGGTGAATTCGCTGCAAGAATTATTTTCTGATAAATTTGTAGTGTACAACAAACCCACAGTAGTTGAATTTGATAGTTTGCCTGTTGCCATGTTGCCGTGGATAAACAAAGAGAATGAAGCAGAATCTCTAAAGTTTATCGCAGATACTCCGGCAGAAATTCTGTTCGGTCATCTGGAACTGAACGGATATGAGGTATTTCGCGGAACCATATTTGAAGGCGGCATGAACGCAGACCTGTTTAAACGGTTCTCTGCTGTGTACACAGGACACTTCCATACACGGCACTCCAATAACAACATCCACTATTTGGGATGCCCGTATCAAATTACCATGAACGATTACGGAGAAAAAAAAGGTTTTCATATCTTTGACACCGAAACTCGTGAAATGGAGTTTGTAAAGAATACACACACTATTTTTACGCAGATTCGATACAACGACAAAGACACAAGCGAGTCTTCAAACATTACAGTGGATGAAGACAGAACTCACGGCAAGTTTGTTCGTATAATAGTGGAACAAAAAACCAAACCGTATCTTTTTGAAAAGTTTGTAGACTCCATATACGCAACTGCTCCACACGGTGTTATTATTATTGAAAACTTTCAGCAAGAGGAGAAAAGCGGGAGCGGGGACAGCGATCCCGTAGATTTGAGTGAAGACACAATCTCTATCATAAACAAAGAGATTGAAAGCATACAAAATCTATCTGATTCAACCCGTTTGAAAAGTCTTGTGCGCGATCTGTACACGGAGTGCATCGCAAATGAGAACATAAAGTCATGATTATATTCAATAAAATCCGTTGGAAAAACCTGCTTAGTACAGGCAATTATTTTACGGAAATTCAATTAGACAAACACTACACCACTCTTATTTGTGGTGATAATGGTGCTGGTAAGACTACGATGTTGGATGCTCTAACTTTTGTGTTATACGGCAAACCATTCCGTAATATTAATTTGCCTCAACTTGTAAACTCTATAAACGGAAAAGACTGCTTGGTAGAGATTGAGTTTACTTCTAACAATAGCAAGTTTAAGATTACTCGTGGACTGTTTCCAAAAGTGTTCATTATTGAAAAAGACGGAACAGAAATTCCACAGATGGCAAATGTAAAAGATTATCAAGCAATTCTTGAAGGTCATATACTAAAAATGAATTACAAGACATTTTGTCAAGTAGTCATTCTTGGTTCTACAAACTACGTGCCGTTTATGTGGCTTCCTGCTGCGGACAGACGAAATATTGTGGAAAATCTATTGGATATTGATGTGTTTTCAAAAATGAACGAAATACTAAAAACTAGAATTTCTTTAACTAAAGAAGAATTGGGGGGAGTAGAAAAACAGATTTCCACTCTTAAAATAAAAATTGAAAACAAAGTAGACATGATCACCAAGATTGAAGAGAAGTCTGATAGTCATTTGGAGTCGTATCGTAAGTGTCTTGGCGAGGAGCAAACCGTACTTACTGATATGCTTGAACGAAAAGCAAAATTACAAAGCGAGATTGTTGAATTAGTGGAAAGCGTGGCATCTGTAGACAAGCAACGAGACTCTATTTCACAGATGAGCGCACTCCGTAAACAGATGCAGGGCGGCATGAAAAAAGTTCAAGAAGAAAAGGAATTCTATACAGAAAATGAAGAGTGTCCTGTGTGTAAACACGGATTGCCTATAGAATTTCGTGAAGACATGATCAGCAAAAAAGAAACTCGTAAAACGGAACTAGTGTCTGCACTAGAAAAAATAGAGGTAATGCTTGAAGATGCACGGGAAAAACTAAACACGTCTACAGAGGTTTTGTCTCTGATTGAAGCAAAAAAACAGGAGTCTCACAAGACAGATTCCGCTATTGTGTCCTCAAAAAAGTATATGAAACAATTAGAGGACTTGTGTGCTAAAACTGTAGAAGAAAAAAACTCTGTTCAGACAGAGCGGAAAATTATAGATGACTTACAGGTAGATAGTGCAAACACAGAGGCACAACGAAAACAATTAATTGAAGACCTTCATACAATGGAAATTGCCACAGTTCTTCTAAAAGACAGCGGCATCAAACGAAAAATTATTCGTAAATATATTCCTGCTCTCAATAAGATTGTAAACAAATATTTGATTTCTATGGATTTTTTTGCACAGTTTACCCTTAACGAAGATTTTGTTGAAATAATCAAGAGTCGCTACCGTGACGAGTTCTCGTACGATAATTTTAGTGAGGGTGAAAAATTAAGAATTGATCTGTCCCTCTTGTTAGCGTGGAGAGATATTGCTAGAATGAAGAACAGTGCAAACACAAATCTTCTTATTCTTGATGAAGTATTTGACTCCTCTCTTGATTCTGTGGGAACAGAAGAGGTAATTAAAATTCTTCAAAACATGGGTAGATCAAATAATATTTTTGTTATCTCACACAAATCTGACCAAATGCTAGATAAGTTTCAAAACATTCTTGTCTACAAAAAGGTAAACAACTTCAGCAAACTATGCTAACCATGAACCAAAAACTATCCAACGAACGTGCTCGTAGAATTCTGTCTGGAGGTAATGAACCAGAATTTACAACCATTTCTAAAAACGCAGACCACGATCTGCTTTTGGAAAAATCTCTCCATTGGTATCGGCAGAATTTTAATTTACTTTTAGGAAAAAAATGGGTTTCAGAATGGCTAATTAGCAAGGGTCGTGACGATGACGCAAAACTAGTCTGTCGTGCATCAAAAAACTTATTAAGAATGATTTCACCGTACTGCCGATGTGCTAGTCGCGGATTTCCCATGACGGAAAAGCAGATGGAGTTTATTCTTAAAAATGTTAACGAATTGCTCCTAGACGCACGAAAGCGAGAAATTCAAAAACCAGCAGATAAAACAACGGTTCAGGATCGTATTGAAGCAAAAGCAAATGAAATGCTTACTACTCTTGAACCTGTGCTTGATATTTTAACTGAAAGCGTGATTGTAAAAAAGAAGTGTAATCCTATTGTTGACTGGATCAAGACAGCTGGTCTAAACAAACCCATGGCTACAGTGGCACTTAACCGTTTACAAAAGTCGTATACAGAAATAAAAGCAGCACAAGATAAAACAGATGCAGATTTGGTAGAGGCGTATTCATATTTGAAATCCAAAAATCTAAAAAAACTTGTGGAATATTTCGAAGAAGCAATTAGTAATTTAAATGATCGTATTACTGTTTTACGGTCTTCACGCAAACCTCGTAAGAGCAAACCCAAGAGCGCACAGTCACAGGTCAAGAGCTTAAAATTTATGTTGAAAAGTAATGTGTTTGGGGTTGACTCTGTGCAACCAAGTGATATTATTGGTTCACAAGGACTAGTAATGTTCAACACCAAAACTAACAAGGCTATTGTGTTTGTGGCAGTGGAACCCAAAACAGGACTGCTTATTAAGGGGTCCACTGTTCTTGGTTTTGACTCGTCCAAGTCTTTTGAAAAGACGGTTCGCAAGCCTGAAGAGTTTGTGAAAAACACTAATGAATGCCGTAAAACATTTACTGTAGCAGTGCGTTACCTTAACAACGTAAAGACAAAATCAGAAATTCCAACAGGGCGAGTAAATAAGCACTGCCTTATTTTACAGGTACAGTAATGATTCTTGTAGACAACACACAGGTTCTATTGTCCTCTATTTTTGCACAGACACGGGATATTGGCACAATTGACGAAAACCTTATACGACACATGGTTCTGAATACATACAGAATGTATCGCAAAAAGTTTTTTCGTGAGTACGGTGAACTTGTGATTTGCCAAGACGATGGTGTGTCTTGGAGACGTGAATTTTTTCCACTGTACAAAGCAAAGCGTAGAGCTGACCGCAAGGAAAACCCCGAGCAGTGGGAGCAATTCTACAACATCATAAATACTATTCGTGAAGAAGTAGCAGAAAACTTTCCGTACAGAAACATGATTGTGAAGGGCTGTGAAGCAGATGACATTATAGCGTTTCTCACGAAGCGGTATTCTCCCACTGAGAAGGTACTTATTCTTAGCGGAGATAAAGACTTTGGGCAGTTACAGATACATCCTAATGTGACTCAGTATTCGCCAGTGTTAAAAAAGTTTATATCCGTGGAGAATCCAAAACAGTATTTGTTTGAACACATTATTAAGGGTGATTCTTCTGATGGCGTTCCCAATGTACTGTCTGATGATGATTCATTAATTAACAAGTCTAAACGACAGAAACCTGTTACAAAGAAGCGAATGGAACAGATACTAAAGTTCTACGTAGACACAGGTAATATTCAGACCGAGTATACCGAAAATTGGAATCGCAATAAAATTCTTATTGATCTGCTGCACATTCCTGTGAAGTACGAAGAAAAAATTGAATTTGAATGGAATAAACCAGTAACCCCCACTCGTGCTAAGATTTTGAACTACATGATAGAGAAAGGATTGCGTAACCTAATTGAAGATATTGGAGACTTTTAAATGAGCAGAAGCAATGATTGGTTTAAATATGA